TACCTTTTGGTTTAGGAGCTTTAGCTTTTTTTTCAGCTTTTGATAAAGTTTTTATACCTTTTAATATCTTAGATACTGCCATGATATTCTCCTAGTAAAGTCTGTTAGGCATTGCAGGTCCTGACTTCATACCTACTTTACCACCACCAAACAATTTCTTTTTAGCTTTAGCTACACCAAACTCTACATTAGAATCTTTACCTGACCTTTCTTTCATATACATTTTCTTTTTAGGTCTTGGCTTTGGCATTGCAGTAGGTTTAGATACAGTTTTCTTTCTAGGTCTAGGCATAGGGTCTGATTGTGTTTGAGACTTTTTACCTTTTAAAGCTTCTGCACCTGCACCTATTGCTAAAACACTTCCTGCTCCCTTACCAAAAGACTTTACCTTTTCTCTTCTTGTAGTTCTTTGTGCCTTAGTTGCTTTTTTAGTTTTAGTTTGATTAGCACTTGGTTTACCTAGTATAGATACAGTATTACCTTTAGAATCTTTTTTATTTATTTTTTTCTTTACTATATCAACTATTTTTTTACCACCTTTTAATAAACCACCAAAAGATTTTTTAGTTGTTTTTCCTTTTATAGGCATACCAATAACTTTACCTGTCATTCCTTTAGGTGGTAACATATCTAAAACTTCAGAAGGTGATAATCCTTTATACATTTTTGGATTATTTCGTATTGCAGCTTCTACTCTTGCAGCATCATTTTTATTCATTGCTTTAGAAGGCATAGATTTTTTCATTTTCTCTGCTACCATTCTCATAGCTTTAGTCATTCCCATTTTATAATCCCCCTTGTGTAATTGTATTGTCACCTCCTGCAGGACTTGCAGGTGCTTCCATATCATCTCTTCTAGTTCTTCTTGCCTGATTCCGAAGAGCAGTCACAGACTCTTTATATCTTGTTTCATATACACCTATTGCTTCATAGTTTTTCATAAACAATAAAGCTTCTACCATAGATGCGTTATATAATGCATTGTAACAAAAATCTGAAAAGTAATTATTAGGAGTTGCAGATGCAAGTGTAACAGGTCTTGATATATGTGCAACAATACCATCTACAGTTGACACTGCAGTAGGAGCAATAAGTATAGTTGTATTATCTCTTCTTGCATAATATTCAGGTGTTCCTGTACTTGCACTTACTGACCAATAGTCATTAATAAATTCATCTGTTCTTTGTACTAAATTTATTTTTGTTCCTGCATTACTTATATTTATATTCTTTACTATTCTTGTTCCTGCAGGAAGAGTAATTATATTCTTACCACTTGATACTGCTACAGATGTATATGTAACTAAACCATAGTCATCTAAGTCTGTAGTCAATCTTAACTCTGCCTTAT